TTTAATGATGGCCATGGTATTGAAACAGCAAGGAAACTTGGTGTTGATGCAGAAAATGCTGTCACAACGCTTCCTGAATTTGCTGGAGAATGTCAAGATGATATGGATGTTAAGAAGATTATGGGTACACCTATGATGATTTATACTGCATCAATAGCATCTACAGCAGTCAATACCACAATTGTGTTAGATACACCAGAGAGTTATTCTAATAATTATTATGATAATTTTCGTAAATGTTTTGCATATTATACAGGTAGCACTAAATATATGTTGATAATTAATGCATCTATGTATCATAACATTGAGGCTGTCTTATGGTTCAATCCTTCTACCTCCACAGCGTTTCGTTGGCAAGATGCGTGTCATAAGAAGATACAAATAAGTGGTTTAACAAAAGTTAATTGTATGGTACCTTTTTGTTCAGCTAGTATGGGTTTAAAGAGAAATCTTACTAATTCAACTCTAAGATTTACCGTTCTCTCTTGGTCAAATGCTAATACTGTTTTAAATATTGAAGTCAATGTTTATAAAGCTGGAGGTTCAGATGTTCAAGTTAGCTGTCCATTGGATATGATTTACGTTGAATCTAATGAGGATGCTAATTTTGAATCCTTATTGGAAGACTATCGTGACGTTGTGCTCGAAGTCAATCCACGGGCTGAATTTTTACAAGAATTTGACCCATTTGAAAATGGTAATACTGGTGTTCATTTTGGTCCCATTTGTCATGGTGAGCAAATAACACACTTGTCTCAAATTATCAAAAGATCTATGCCATATTATCAACATACTGAAACAAATGATAGATATATCTATAATGTAGTTGGCCATACTAATGACACATCTACGGTTGATATTGGCTTAGAATTTTATGGTAAGGTGTTTTATATGTACCATAGAGGAGGTATTACTTTCAAAATGGTAGGTAAAAATAATAACACCGCAACTACAGCTTCAATGTATGCTACAGTTCCTGGTGATAATTATGTCATCGCTGGTCTTTCTGTTACATCAGCCAATAATCCAATATTACAG